TGGATCCGGGAATATTTTCAACCTGAACAGTAGGACCGATGGAAACATTCGCACTTATTCCTGCACCGATGATGTTTACATTAAGAGCATTTCCAGATACTCCAATTTCAGTTCCATTTGATGCTACTAGTCTGGAAAAGACATGAGTCGATCCTGCTGGTCCATAGACTTGAATACTGTCTACAAGATTGGTTAGGTTCCAAGATTTTCCTATCGAACCAGTGACTTCAACTTTATCAACATTCCAATCTAAAACTCTTCCTCCAGTTACATTTACAGTTCCCGTTATTCCAACGCTCGATCCGAGTATTACACTACCAGTTACAGCAACAGGAGTTGCCCCGGTCATTCCAAAAACAAATGATCTTATTCCTCCTGTGACATGAATAGGGGAACCCGCGGTATTTCCGATGGTAAAAGTTCCAAGGCCATAAACAGAACCGGTGACAGTTATTCTGGAAAGACTACCGGTTAATCCATATACCTGAACAGGAAGTGGGGTCGTAGTCGTGGCTCTAGTTACTGTTGATTCGTTTCCCCATGCAACCTTTACCACTTGTGAATGAGCGGTAAGTCCGGAATTTATGAATACATCTGTGCCTATTATGGCTTGATTTCCGTCATCAACTGCTATGGGTAAATTATTATCGTTATCGACTGCCATTAAGTTTCTCCAGAAAAATTGGGAATCATACCTATATATTCTTGTAAGTTTGTGGTATAATAGTTGGTATGATACTAGACTTAAAGAATAAATTTTCTCGTAGCGTAGAGCTTTATGTTGAAAAATGGGGGGTATCCTATATGGATGCCGTAATCACATTATGTGAAGAATATAGTGTGGAACCGGAAGCTGTCGTAAAGCATCTTTCCAAACCAATAATGGAAAAAATCAAGACAGAAGCACAGAGCTTGAATTTTTTACCAAAAACCAAGTACAAGTTACCATTCTGACTTGCATTCTTGTTTCATTGTGGTATAATACAGTCATTCAACACTAGGCCCGGGTAGCCCCCGGGGAAAGGAACCAGTATGTCATTTAGCGATTTTAAGAAGCGTAGCAAGTCCAGCATCGACACCCTTGCCAAGAAGCTCGAAGAGGATCTTGGAACCAAAAAGGATTACAAGGATGATCGTTTCTGGCGACCGGAGATCGACAAGAGCGGCAGCGGCTTTGCGATCATCCGTTTCCTCCCCGCCGTGGAGAACGAGGACATTCCGTGGGCCAAGACCTATACCCATGCCTTTAAGGGCAAGGGCGGCTGGTACATCGAGAACTGCCCCACAGCGATCGGTCAGAAGTGTCCGATCTGCGAGATGAACAATGAGCTTTGGAATTCCGGTATCGAGAGCGACAAGAACATCGCCCGCGACCGTAAGCGTAAGCTTTCGTACATCTCAAATGTTCTGGTCGTTTCAGATCCTGCGAATCCTCAGAACGATGGTAAGGTCTTCCTGTTCAAGTATGGCAAGAAGATCTTCGACAAGATTCAGGAAGCAATGAAGCCTGCTTTCCCTGATGAGAAGCCCATGAATCCGTTTGATTTCTGGCAGGGTGCGAACTTCCGCATGAAGATCCGTACCGTGGCTGGATACATCAACTATGATAAGTCTGAGTTTGATTCGGCTTCGGCGTTGATGGAGGGAGATGATAAGAAGCTTGAGGTTCTTTGGAAGAAGCAATACGCTCTGTCTGAGTTCAGCGATCCGAAGAACTTCAAGGCTTATGATGCTCTCTCCAAGAAGGCCAAGGATGTCATTGGAAGCAACATCCGTGAAACTATGTCAGAGGACCGTACGGTTGAGGACGAGGAACTGGAGGCGGCTCCGCGTCCCTCAGTGGCTTCTGGAAAGAAGCCACAGGCGGTTTCTCAGCCCGACGAGGAGATGGATTCTATGTCCTACTTCGAGAAGCTGGCTAACGAATAATTAGCCAACAAATCCCTGCCTCCAAATAGGCAACATCACGGCTGCCATGATCGTTTGATCAATGGTAGCCATGTTGTTTATGGTGACTGAACCCGCAGATTGGGAGCCGCCACCTTTGGCTCTAGGATAGCTATTTCCGACTTGTGTCGGAGCAGGAGGGGGTGTTGGGGGCTCCTTCAACCTATCCTGCATCATTATTGTTTTGGTGGTAGAAGTGTAAATATTTTCTTTTGATCTTTCAATATTCACATTATTGCTTTGGGCGATTCTATCCATCATGGAAGTGTTATATCTGGGTGTCTGTCCCGGCAGAAAAACATCTCTGGGTGCTATTGGATTTTTAACAAATTTTTCAGTATTTTCGTTGAATGCCGTCCAAAAATCATCGATGAGCATTTTGCTCATGCTGTTTTTCATGATATTATCTGAATTTTCTTGTTTCCGAGACACCGGAGGAGATTGAATTGTGTCAAAATTTCCTCTCAAGTTGGAAGACATTCGAGGTTTCATTCTTGCGAATGCATTTGTTTTTTCGGAATATGGTTTATTGATTGCCATTTGATTTTACGCTTTTCTTTTTCTTTCTTCTTCCATAAATTGCCTCAATTGTGCCACATAAACTTCTCTTTCCCAAGGAATCATATTTTCTATGTCGTTCAATGTCCATTTGTACATATGGACGAATAAGAAGTTCAATTTATAATAATCAGCAATACTTATGTGGCTGAGGCAAATGCGAAAAAACTGTCTATCCCATAAAGCTCCATGTTTCTTTGTGTTCCATCTTTTGTTTTATATAATATTTGCTTTTTCATTCTTGGAATGGCATCGATATATTCAGTAAACTTAGCCAGTTGAACAGCCGTCATATTATCATAAAATTCATTCAAATCGGAATCAGACAACTCTTCTTTCTTGATCGTGTTATCCTTTGTCTGTAATTCAAGAAAGCAAACTCTAAACTGTCTTTTTTGCTCATCTTCCTCTTCGTTTTCACAAAGATACTTAAGAGTTGGATGTTTCATGAACAGAAGCATTTCCTCTGATAATTTAATTTTGGTGCTTTCTGATGATCCCACATTTAGAGAGAATTCTTCCATATTGACACGAATCATGACAGATTCTTGTGTTTCTGGACATCGGATGAAAAAAGTCGCCTCCTCTCCTATTGACTTGCTCCGAATAGCCAACAACGCTTTTTCCGCGTCTCCGATTGCTAACTGCTCAGGATACGGAATATCGTGGAAGCAATTTTTTATTATTTGAACTAGAGAATTGCCCATTTCCTTGGCAGAACCTGATTGTTGGGCAAGAAGAAGAATTTTTTCTTCTTTTACAGTCATCGGTCTGAATTTGTGGTTTTTTTTACAGACCGGCAAATACACTTCATAAGTCGGAAGACTTTCCTTTAATAATTCAGAAATCATCATAATTCCTTTCTATTTGTAAAATTTTATGGTAATCCCATTGCAGAAACCACAAATGACATAGTTATTGATTGTGGTTCGGTGGTTCCAGCTTCAAATCTTAATGGAAGGATTTTTTCCAAAAAGCAGTTTCGGTAGAAATATTGTCTTATTATATCACCGCCTCTAGAAAGAGCGGCGATTGAAATATTGCATCCGGCACCCTGATCTGGTCTATTCCAAGAAAACGCAAGATTTCTAGAATCTTTGGTGTTATCAAAAAACCAGCCACCATTATTCGTGGTGAATTGTGTGCCGGTATATGTCTTTAAAAAATTAAACAATTCACCGTTTGCAATCTCAGGAACGAGCATTTGAATGACAAGGCTGTCTTCAAATTTGACACCCATCGGCAACTTAAAAAATGGGTTTCCTTGCCAATAATTAATATTCAAAAAATCATATTTTGGTCCCGGCAAATCCACAGCAATCACTTGTTCACTGAAATCTATTCCACATATAGTAACAGCATAGCGAGAACTCTCCTGAATGCCTTGGGAGGCTATAAAATTCTTTAAGTTGTCTATGCTGTCTGTTGAAAGTTGGCTCATTTGATGTGAAGGTCCTCTTCGGTGAGAATTTTGAAATGCCAACCATTGTCATCACACAATTTTTTAGCTGATTCCCATTTTGAATTATTTATCAAATAAGTTGCCATTTCAAAGGCAAAGCTTTTTCTTTTTTTGTTTTCTGGGGGCTTTGTCTGTTTTTTGGGCTTCACTTCCACGACATAGGTCTTGATTTCCCCATTTTCGTTCGACTCGAACAGAAAATCCGGGTAGTACATACAGGGCTTTTTCTTGACCGGACAATAATAAGGAACCCTAAGTTCTTCACTACACCACCTTATTATGGAGGTGTTCTCATCCAGATATTTACAGAACTTCCTCTCCCAGAGCGATCTACATATTATTTTATTTGAATCGCCTACATATTTTGATGGATTTTTTGGTAAATATTTCGTTTTATAGGGCATAGAGGATCAAAAATGTCAGCCACAAGAGTTCCAGATACATTGGGAAAAACTCCCTTTACGGCTACCCCTATGTATTTGCAGTTGTATGTGAGGGAGACAAAAGATTTGGACCCCGGAAATGGAGGAAAGTGGAGAGAAATAAAAACATCTGAAGTTGAAAGTGAAAAGTCTTATATTCTTCCTGCTCCAAAGATAGGCATGGGACTGGGAACTCATAGCGAGAATATGGACGAGGTGGAGTTTTGGCAAGTATCGTCGGTCGGCGATAAGGCTAGAATGATATTAGGTGACACTATTTTTTATGGTGTCAGCAAAGTAGTGGAGGGGTTTGCTGGATCTCAGGGATTGGCAAATTACAATTATATTTTTGGAAAATCTCAAATACCAAAAGATTTAAGTGCCTTACAATTCAAGGGAAATCGAAAAAGAGCATATAATTTTTCTTTTGAATTGTTTGCTTATGAACAAAACGACCATGTTGACATAAGAGATTTTTGTAATTCGATGCACAAAGCCTGTATGGTCAAGGGAAGATCCCAAACATCAAGTGGAGGAGTTGACGAAATAGTATTGAATACTCCTGCGGTTTTTTCATTTAAAATTCATAGTGGCAACGCTGAGGGTGCTGTTGGAAACGAAATAACCAACAATTTTTTTCTCAGTCCCAAGCCATGCATGATGATAGGATTTAATTCTTCGGCGGTAGATTACATGGCAATAAATTCATCGTATGAATATCCTTCAAGAGTTGCAATAAACATGATTTTGGCGGAAATAGAGCCAGTCGTTGTAAATCAAAGCGGTAATGTCGTTTCTATGTTCGAAATTTAATGTAAAGGTCACAAATGAAATACTTTAGTTTTTTTCCAACATTAAGATACGGTTTTCACGGAGACAAGGTGAGAACTATGATGAATATATTTTCCCGCCCGGATATCAATATAAAGGATGATTCTGGATATAATGTCAAAGGAAACAAATATGTCATCGATGATGCAAAATCTCCAGATTCCGTAAGTAGACAAATTTATGAAACCCCAGAACTTTTCTGGTCCATTTTGGCTACCAATAATATCATAGACATTTATAAACAATGGCCAATTTCCAGTTATGAATACAAACAGGAACTTTTGAAAACAAATGGCAACTTTACTTTTTATACCATTTACAATATGGATATAAGAAAAAATGATATAGTGGTTAAATCCAGCGGAAGTTCTTCCCTTTTTGACAACAATAATTTTGGAGTGGTATTAGAAACAGACAAATTCTTGCGATCTTTTGATGTGTTGATGCTTTCTGGGGACATCAAGAAAAATGATTCTTATTATATTTTAAGACCAAGCGGTATAAATTACACTATAGTACAACCTGTTTCCGGCATATCTACTCAAATTCTAAAAAAGAAAACCAACAAACTTGATGGAGCGGTAAAGTTTTCTAAATTGGACGATAATTCAAAACAGAGAGTGGCTATTTCTCCCTATTATTCAATAACAAACGGATCACAGGTTTCGGAACAAATTCAAGACCTTTCTTCTGGAGATGGAGTAAATACAATTTTGTATCGATATATGTCCGATTCTTTGCCGATAAATCATTTTGCAATAACATACATGAACGTAAAAGATGAAGAATGGCTCATCAACAAGACCATAAATGTCATTCCGAACAAGTATAGGGCGAACATAGGTAATGCGTACACTTCAGCATTAGAAAGTATGTCGAGTTAATTTTATGAGCGAGATCAATTTATTTTATTTAAAAAATGCAAGATTGTTGAGCAGCACCAATCCTGACCTACAAGCATTTCTTCTCAACAACGAAGATCAAAGGGATCCAGATACCGGATCCGCATTTGTTGTTGGTCTGGAAATAGAAGAGAGCATGTTCTCGCCTACAATTACAGGAAAGGCAACTCTCCGTGATTATGCAATGAACGGAGCATATCAAGATGTTGTTCTTAAAAATTTAGGTCTCGGTGGATACGATATTTTAGAGATGACATTCGAAACAGATGACGTTGCGAATGGATTGTCAATACCAGATGGCAGCAAAAAAGCATATAAATTTCAATTTTTGATTTATGCATATAGTCAAGAAACAAGTGAAACATATTCATTGTACTCTGGGAGTCCCGTTCCGAGGGTAGTTGTCCTGAAACTGGCTTCTCCAGAATTTGCAGTGATGAATTATCTTTATTTTGATTATTTCAATCAAAGTGAAGATATGATAATGCCTATTTCGAGAATAGGAGAGGGAATTCCGGGAGATGTCATAATACAACAGCCTTCTCCACCACTTTCTTCGGACAATGAAAACACGACTCCAATCGTTGTTGTAGATGAAACATCACAATCATTGACGGATGAAGGTGGTGTGTCCAGCGAAGGAGAAGAAGATGATTTCATTCCGGGACCCACTCCAATTACAACTGGAATGGGTCAAGATTATCAAGGAATGGGAATGGTTCAATATTTGGTGGATGAGGTAAACAAAGAACTTAAAAAGAAAAAATTGCCGGGCGTTCCTCTTTTGTCCGAAAATACCATGAATTGGATTTGGTTGAAAAAGGATTATAATTTTTATCCATGGGGTAAGATGGCATCCCCACCAAGATTCAATCAGTTGGTACAGACCCTGACTGAAAATGCAGTTCATGAAAAATGGGATACAGGAAATGTCAGAGCAGCTAATTTCTTCTTTTGGAGAACAATGGATTCTTGGAATTTCTTTTCCTTGGAATCATTGGTGCAAAGGGAACCAACAAGAGAATATTTGCTAAGTCCGGACATGAATCAAGCAGAATCGATTCATAATTTGACTACGATGAATGTCTCTGAAGGTTTATTGAAGTCTTCTGATGAAACCGACAATTTAGCCCTTTTGAATTCTTATGCGTTTGGATCAAATTATCTTTTTGTCGAGCCTAAGTATGTCGATGATCCTTATGGCAGATATCTTGACACACAAAAGGGCCATATCATATCGGAGATTAAATACGATTATCTTCGGGATGGAATATATTGGTCTCGTTTGAAACAACCAGATGAAGTGAAAAATTTTATATCAAAAGGATTGAATTTCAATTCTTGGAATGACGAATATGCAAAAGAATTTTCAAGCAAAATTTCTCAAAATAGAATCATAGACAAAAATTATGGTTACTTTTCTCCGGGATTCTTCAATAAACAAAAAACAGTTCCTTGGGAATATTATGGTTATGAACATTCATCTAGACAAGAAGATACTCTTTGGCAAACTCAATTTGACATAACAGATCTGGATGCAGAACGCTTAAGATGGTTCCAGAAAGAAATAAAGAAGTATGTTAAGAAAAAGAAACTTGAATATGCAGCCAAGAAAAATCTAAAAGAAAAATGGAAAGTTTATAAATGTTCAATATGCTGTGCTGGTGCCGACATCGGAATAACGGCATATAATGGATTGCCATTTTCAGGATTCACTGATCTTAAGTTTCAAAAATCTTTTGATTTGAGAGACAATCTTCTTTCAAATTATGAGATTGCTGCTGCAGGAGCATTCAGTGACACTTTGAATTACAATTCAAAACTAAAAGGAGTTTTCCAGCCTTTTGGTGATGGAACTCTCACTGATACTGGGTTGACACTAAGTTATGATTTGAACAAAAAACCTTACAATATGAGTCTTGGTGAATTTTTCAGTCTTGAAAAAAATCCAGACAATTTCGTCAAATATAGGTTTGATCTTGAAATCACTAGACACGAAAAATTAAAAGAAATTCTTTTGAAAAATAAAGAAGCAAGAGAAATAAGAAAAGAAAAATATACAGAATCAGTCAACGCATATGATCAAGCTTATCAGTCTAGAAACTCAAATTGCAACACCGCAGGTTGTACTGGAAATTGTTTATGTCCTACGGAATATCCAGAAACAGTAATAATCAAAAGCGATCTTGTGAAAGGTGCTCATGATTCTTTGATTGGCCATGAAGATAAGATACTTCAGCAAATAGATCCGATCATCGATAAGCTGACAAAATTAAAAGAAGAATTTGAACTTCTTTATGACAAATATTGGTCAAGAAAGGCTTTCTTCTTTTCAAGAAACATAAATTTTCCAAAATTCTTGAAAACAGAAAACAATCTTTTGAATGTCAAGAGCATAACTCGGAAGCCTATACGAGGAAGCAAATATGAGCCATTTGCTCTTCGAAAGCCAGTTGAAAACTTGAATAAGATGATTCCTGCTATCACAGGATCACCAGACATCGGGTCTTATCCGGTCGGGAGTCCGGGAACATCACCCCTGTGGCCAAGATCAGGGGATGGTTCAACTTGCATGTATCCTTATGATGTACCCGGCGATGTCAATGCATTGGGCACAAAGAACGCTACGAGCACGGCAACAACTCCAGTATGTGGCACAACTAGCGGTGTTTATTACATGAGGACATATGGTCCTTCTGGAGATGGTATAAGTGGAAATCCATCTGCAGATTTTTGGTCATCGTTCAGTAGCCCATATGCAAATTTCCCCTATTCGGAAGCTGGGGAAGAAAGACCAAAAGGTCCGATTTGGTACAGAAACTGGTTGATTTCTTATGAAATCACTTTGATAAAACCCCCATGTTTGAACAGAAAGCCTCCTTGTTTCACTGGCGATTGCAGTTGCGATGAGATCAAATTGAATCTTAACATGCATTTTGAGACTTTTGCAAATTATAAAGATGCAGATATCTTGACCAATTCTACACAAATTGTCGATTATGCATTTACCGAATTGTCGAAGAATTGTGATGGTTGCAAGATAAGAATTCTCAGTGGTTTGCCTGCATCAGAAATCGAGTTGTATCACCCATGGGGTGCAGATGATTTATCTGGTCTTGGACCTAGTGGATTTGGTTATGAAGATTATAAAAATTACAAAAGATCCGCGAGTTTGTTCAGAACAAATCCGGGTATAACCTTACCGGAATATAAAGCAGCAAATAGCAAAGATGATCCAAGATTCCCACCACACTTAGTATTGGAGGGTCTAGAAAGTTATGTAAGAGTAGAATTCATGACTCCTATCGGCGTTGAATCCTTGAAGGATTTTCCGGAAGGATTCATTGATACCCATGGAAGTGAATACTTCTTGCCATATATCGTTCTTGCGACAGCAGGTCCTTTTGGGTCACAAGCGGCAAGAGCAAATATATCAGTCATCGGACAAGATCCATTTGGATTTGATTTAGCTGTAAAGAAGATAAAAAACAAAGATGACTTTGCAGGAATGAATCTGGTATTTACCAAAGATGAAACTGGAGATATACGAGACCCTTATACCAATAATCTTTATGTTGATCCTCGTACTCCTTTCTCGACTTCATCTTCTTGGCTCAAAACCTCACAGAATTCCTTGTTCTATAAACCAAAAGATGGAGTCGCCGATTTATTTGTTCCAAATGGAGTACAAGATATTTTCAAGGCATCCGCTCTGGAAAGAAGCATTCCCGTCAAAACATGGTGGGATATGTGGGTATCTTTACCTCCTGTTGCCGTTGCCACTTTCTACAACAGATATAATGTGAAGGGAGTGACCCAAGAAGAAGGACCAACGCTAGGTGGTCCCGGAGTTGCTTTTTATAACAATGGATCATTGGTTGCAGAGCCTTACGCTTGGACTGGAGGATGTACAGGGCAAGTAAATCAGTCTTGTGCTCAAGATCCACCTTGGCCTCTGTTCTTACATCCGGATACGGAGCAGATTATCACAGGTGCATTTGCTTCCAATACGGCGGTTATTCCCACTTCCGAAATTTTCCAAACAGCAGAATTCGTCACCGGTCCTGCCGGAACCACTACATTTATTCCGGGCAAAACCGCAGGAATTCTACCAAGCGATCCATCAAACTATGTGTATAGAATAGCAGATTTCCCACACATAATAGGAGACACTACCACCGGAATTTCCGGTCCACAGAAAAAACAATATGATACTATATCCTATCCTGTCGGGACTTTGATCTGGGGTAAAGATTTACCCCCGGTACAATCGGTCCAAGGAGAAAACGGCAATTTTCTTTTCTACGATCACAATTATGTTAATTATTATGATATCTCAAGAAAAACACAATATGGTCTTGTTCAACTCAGTTCAGACTCTATGCCTTCGCTTTTGACTCTTATAAATGGGGTTGGTGGCGAAATAGAAAAGATACAAGAATACCATAAATGGGTATCTGATAAACTTGTAGATTGGTTCCAAAATACAATATTTGATAATAATTTTTCGGCACAATTCGTGGTGTTGTCTAGGCAAGAAGGATGCAAGGGATATCCTTGCATGAATCCAGATGGGTTCCCGGGAATAGATGGTTGTCCAGCAGATAATCCTTTATGTAAATGTCCTTGCCAAGGTAATGGTCAACCACTATCAACATATGTTTCCCCGGGTGGTCAAATGCCAGATGATGTTGTACTGAGACCAGACTTGATGGACATGGTTGACGATAGATTCGTCGGGGTGACATTTGCTCCAACCGGTGGATGGGGATTGGAACCGTCTTCGTTGGAATTGAAACTTTTAGAAAAAGAAATAAACGAATGTAATATAATCAAAGCACACCCGAGATTTGGAGATACTTGGCTGGGTTGTGTGTGGGACGATCCTACCAGCGATTATAACTGTAATTGTCCAAATATAGGCAAGAATTTCCCGATTTACATGATGTACAACAGAACCCATTCAACTTTCTGGAGCACTCCCCTCGAAGCCCCGCTCTATAGAACTGCGCAGATGGCTTTATTTAATGCCAATAAGATAACTATTGATGTTCCCGGAGATTTTTATGTCGTGACTGGTGATGTGGTGAAAATAAATGCTTCTCGCCTAAATGGTGGGGCAAAGAGATTTGCTGGGAATTGGATTGTAAGCAGTATAAATCACTTTTTTATGAGCAATGTTCATACTATGAGAATGGTTCTTTCTAGAGAATTGCCGCACCCGAATCCAGAGGGAAAATAAGATGACCAGTTTTAGGCCCAATTTAATAAACTACAAAGACTTTGATTTTGATTTTAATAAAAACGAAATAACAAAAGATGTCAAAGCCAGATTGGGACTGTCATGCATTTCACAATCTCTGAAAAATATAATTTTAACTTCTCCGGGAGAAAGACCATTTTCTGAGATGGGGATTGAGATATACAGGTCCATAAATGAAAATGCTACCGGAGATCGCTTGGTTTTCATGAAAAATCAGATATTATCAGCAATTGGGCAAAGAGAGCCCAGAGTTAAAGTGGAATATAATGATGTGGATATTGTTAGGGAAAATGGTGGGAAAATTTCAATAAATATTAGATATGCTATAGTAGACGGATTGGGTGTGGATTCGATACAAAACTTAAACTTATCCATTGAATAAGAGGAAAAATGGCAGCTAACGACATAACCATATCAGACTTGACCTTTGAGGGTATAAAAAAATCTCTCATTGAGTATCTGAAAAAACAAGAAACTTTCAAAGATTATAATTTTGAAGGTTCGGCTATTCGCACTCTAGTTGATCTCTTGGCATATAACACTTTTTATTATGGTTATTATTCAAATATGATTGCTAATGAGATGTTTTTGGATACAGCCAAACTTCAAAATTCGATGATATCATTGACCAAACCCCTTGGTTATGTAATTCACAATTATCTTTCAGCCAAAAGCACTTTAAGACTGAATAATATTACTTCTATAAACAGTGAATTGTCCGCTTTTTCCTCCTTTCGAGGAAATGATCCTGCTGGTAGGCCATATTATTTTTATAACATAAGGTCGATACCGGTCGGGGCAAACGAAGATTTGCCGGGATCATATAGAACTCCATTTTTCGAGGTGTATGAAGGAAAGGCTTTGGTAAGAAGACAATTAGTGAATGTTGATCTTAATACTCAAACTTTCTCATTGCCAGATCTTTTTATAGATCCCAGAACAATAACGATCGAAGTCGGCGATGTGAATGGCAAAAATTTAACTGTCTGGAATAGCTATTATTTAAATCCAGATACAGTAATAGGATCTGAAACTGAAATATTTTTTACAGAAAGAACAAAAAACGGATACAACATAAATTTCGGAAAATTTACATCTAACGATGTTGGCGGACAAAGCAATGGAAAACAGATCACCGGAGAAGATACTGTATATGTTTCATATTTGATTTCATCCGGTGCTGATGGAAATGGTGTAGCAAATATAACTTTCCTCAGAGATGCGGAGGGAAAGTCCATAAAGAAAGAAACGACAGTCACCGAAGTTTCTATTGCTTCTAGAAATGGAACCTCTTCTCCAGATTTAGATGAAATACGTTTCTTTGCTCCAAAGACATTTGCGAGCCAAAATAGAATAGTTACCAAAAATGATTACTACTCTGTTTTAAATAGTCTTGGTTATGGTTCGGGTTCAAGTCCAGAATTTGGCTATAAGGTATTTGGTGGAGAAGAAGCCACTCCTCCTATTTATGGAAGAGTCTTTGTTAGTATAATGGATCTAAATCCGGGTGATGCTAAAGACTACAGCAAACAAAATGAAATAAATGAAGTTCTTTCTGTTTTGAAAGATAAATCTGTGGTTAGTATTTTACCAGAATATTTGGCACCTTTTGATGTGAATATGAAATTAATTGTGGTAACAAATCACAGAAATGTAAGGAGTGCGGGTACAGTCGGAGAAATCGTCGTTGCTGTCAGGAATGCACTCCGTGCAGAATATGGGACTAAAAAATATGACCGAAATGTTCAGGAATTAGATATATCTCAAATAGCCAGAGATGCATATCCGGGTCTGAATATTGTATCGGTTTTCTTGGAAATTAGGGCAATAAGTCCACAAGTCTCGGATAAGCAAGGAAGAAAAATAAATCTTAAAAATCCAATAGAAAGTTTGGAAATAACTGGATTTGAAGATTCAACTCAAGTAGCTCGAAATGCAGAAAAATACATTTATCTCTATAAAGATAAATCATTAGTCTCAGACATGCCAGTCGGAGAATTGGACACCGAAAATGGAATAATAACCATATATCCAAACATAACAGCAAATCGATTAATAATAAGTGTAAAAGTCCCAAAGAATGTTTTCATCGCGAAAGATGAAATTGTTTGTTATCTAGATGCAGATAATGACTTGACAATAACGGTAGTATAATGTTTTTATTGCTAAAGCAATCCCCTTCTTTAACAGCAAAAGGCTTGTATCAAAACATGCAAGCCAGTATAGAATTTGCGTTAAATAACAGAAAAATCAATTTCAATCCCATTCAAGTCAATACCCAAGTTCCTCAATGGCTTAATGATAATCATCCGATTTTTGTAAACTTTCTTCAATATTATTATGATTGGTTGGTCGATTCTTATGGAAACACTGGGACGAATCTCATGGATATGTCCCAATTGTTTGACGTAGATGAAGCTCCGGAATTCCTTCTTCCGAATTACATAAGAACTTATGCTCCAGATCTCATAGGAATCTATGACATTGGGATAACTTATCAACCAACACCAGAACAAATAAGAAGAACAATAACCAATATAAAAACTGAACTGTACCAAAGAAAATCAAACGAAGATGCATTCAGGACATTGATGCCATCGTTATTCGGAATAAGTGCAGATACGGTAAAAATCAGCTATCCAAAAAGAAAATTGATGCGTTTGAACGCAGGCAGATTAGATTGGATGACTAATAGTGATTATTATGGAATCACTGGGGAATATTCGCCCGAAAGATACACGATGGTCGGAAGTCATTTGAATCAAGGGGTGTTTCCTGATAGCGGAATGTGGCAAGAATTTTCTTACTTGCTAACATCAGAGGTCGATGATTCCAATCCATATTATGAAGCTGTTGTCAAGGAAACTTTACATCCAGCGGGTCTCTTGGGACTATATGAAAAAATCGAAAAATATTCTGAAGGTGGATACGAGTCTCCAATTCCGATAGACTATGAAGTTCCTCTGATAGCGAATTATTATCCATATACTCTAGGTTCTCAGATCTCGTTATCCAAATGCTCTGGTTGCACCGGGGCTCTTTCAGCAGCAGGGTGGTTATATCCGACTTATGTTTATCCGTCTTGGGACGTTGAAATTGCGGGTGGTCAATCTGCTGATTTTGGATCTATAATCTTACAAGACTTTTTTGTGCTAAATTCTTTCCCCGGAAAATTATCTCCAAATGATCAAATAGGAAATGCATGCAATTTTGCTTGTGGTGTATCTGGAGAAATAAATTTCGAATGGTATGTTGGTGTTGGTTTAACTTCAGATATTCCCTATGTTGAGTTCATAGAACCGGGACCGATTTCAGAAAAAGAACCTACAGATTTGATTGAACTTCCAGAAGAAGGATAAGAGGAAAAAATGCTTTTTGAATCAGGCATAACAATTTTTAGGGTAAATCAACAGATATTGATAGAAAATACCAGTGACCCCGGATTTGACAAATGTTTATTGTACAGCATTCAGGGAAATTATCAAATTCTTCTATTAGATAGTTTTGTAATAGGAACAACATATTCATATGCATATGGATCAGAAGGCCAAAGAGTAATAAAAATAATAGGAGAAAAAGAAAGAGAAGATTCGAAATTTTATTCGGAAAAAGGAATCACTGTAAACATTGGATATGCTCCAACTGATGTTCTTTTGTTTAGCAGAAGAGAAGATCAATCTTCTGAATATGATTTTAATTATGTTCAGCAAGGAATTTGTTTTGAAATAAACAGATTTCAATCAATAACTGGAACATCTCCATTGACATATTCTTGGAATTATGGTGGAGCTGTAACTTTTTCAAACACTATAAACCCAGTTCAAACTCTAAAATTTGATGCTCTTGGTTATAAATTTGTCGGCGTAACAGTAAGTAATTTATTCGGAACAACCTTTTCCAATCTTGAGTTTGTTACCATAAATTCACCTATTTTGGGAATAACTTCAACTCCTAGTTTCGGTAATGTTCGCACGGGTGAAACTTTGATTGTGGATACGCAATTTGTTCAACAAAACGGTCACACACAAAGAGATATTGCTTATAGATGGAACATCAATGGTGTTACATATTCAACTAGCCGAATAACACTGAATTATGATCTAGGAATAACAGTCGGGGTTACTCTTTCGTATTTCAGTAGAATTTTTAACGGATTTTCTGGAAGCACATTTGGAACTTATGCAGTGTCTGATGTTCCGGGTATTTACTCAATACATGTTTCAAACTCCTTGGGTAATGATTCTTGGGCAGGAAAAACATCAGGTATTTTTGGAACCGATGGACCAGTAAGAACATTGACCAAAGCAGCGGAATTGGCTAGGGGGTATAGCGGTCCTCTAGATATTGACATAAAAATTGCCGGTGGAACTTATCAATTTATCGAGCAATCTTTCTATCTAACCGGTCCTGACAGCGGGGTCAATAGGACAATAACATATAAACCATTAATAAGCGGAGCTAAAGTCATCATAAGTGGTGGATATACTGTATCACCATCACTTTTTACCTTAGTAACAGCCGGGAATACGTTAATTTATGATAGACTTAAACCTTCTGCACAAGGAAATGTGTATCAGGCAGATGTTTCGATGATGGGAATTTCCTTCGGAACGACTTTACCCAATACTTGGAATGGAAGAGCAGTACAAAATAAATATCTGCCCTCCATACCAGAACTGTTTTTTGACAATGAAAAAATGACTGTTGCCAGATGGCCCAATAAATCATCGTCATCTTCTGACTCTTCCGATCCATTTGGGTATACATCGATGGCATATATTGAATCTGTTGTGAATTCCGGTTCAAGTTCAACGAGACCCCCTCTTGGTCTGACAAATGGTGTTTTCAAATACGAATCGAGTGTTTCATCCGTTATAAACAGATGGAATGCTACAGGACCGACAGAATATGATGGAATATGGTTGTTTGGGTTCTGGCAGTGGGATTGGAGTGATGATGTATATCAAATTAAATCTATAAACAAAATCACCCGAGAAATAGAAGTATACTCATCAACATCCTCGTATGGAATATTGAAAAATATTCCCTGTTCAAGTCCGGGAAATCCTTTTGCATATGCAAATCCAACTAATAGAAGATTCTTCGCATTCAATATCCTTGAAGAGCTTGACTCTCCGGGTGAATATTTCTTGGACAGAAAGAATAAGAAACTTTATTTCTGGCCCCCATATACAATCGGAGCAACCAGTAATGTCGTTTTGAGTTCAATACAACTGGCAGGGGATCAATCTTGGATTCCGGGAACTCCAAAATATGCAGACAGTGTATTGCAAATGCAAAGCAATTTGAACACTTTAGGTGTAAATGCATCAATTTTTAAATTTTATAAACTTAAAAATGTTGTTTTTGATGGTCTTGAATTCTATCATATGTCGGGATCTGCAATCCAGATGGATCTTTGTGAAAATGTACAGATAAAGAATTGCAAGATACATTCTCCGAGAAAGAATGGAATAGTCATAGTTGGAGGAAAAAATAACATTATAGATTCATGTGAAATTTATAATTCTGGTCTCAATGCGGTTATAATAGGTGCTGGTGATAGAAGAAATCTAATCCCTGCAAATAATGTGTTACAAAATTCAAGATTGATTGGTTCTGGAAAAAACAGTTCGAACTACGGTGGGGGTTTAGCTTTACTCGGAGTTGGAAATATTGTTAGAAAAAATATAATTGCCAATTCTTGCTCAAAGGCAATTATGTTGCACGGAAACGATCATATAATTGAATATAACAATTTTAGTTATTTGACCAGCGCTCAAGATGATACGGGTGGAATCTATGTTGCAAACAACGTTTCTGACAGAAACACAACCATACGATACAATTTGTTTAACAATGTGAAGACAAACCTTCCGGGAGGACCGGCTTATAGTGGAACTCTTCCGGCAGGGGGGTGTCCAAGTCCTCCAATCAAAACCGCACTTTCTTGTGGTATTTACATAGACGAATTCAATTGTGGAGTTAACATTCTTTCAAATGTTTTTTACAATTGCGGTGCGACTTCTGGTGATACAGATGGTGCAATTTTTATAACTCATGGTCTGGACCATCTAGTCAAAAACAACATAATAATAGATTCAAATTGTGGTATAGGCCATTGGTACTCGAATAGAGAATTATGGAATACCAACGGTAAAGCATTTAAAAGTGGAAATTCAAATATTGGTGTCGGTGCTTTGCAGCAAATAATAAATGTCGGAGATGAGCCTTGGTATGAAGATGGATCTCCAAGCAGTCTTCCCGGACCTGCTGTTTTATTCGGTGGCAGAAACTATACACCATATTCTTTCTTTGCTTCCGGATATGGGAGAGAAGGAACATGGGTTTCCACTAAAGGATTGTTGAACAAAGTCGATGTCACTGGAACAACTTGGACAAACAAATATCCACAACTAGCCGGTGAAGATGGCATGATTCGATATGATCCGGAAAATTATCTTGTGACTTTTAATCAAAGGTATCCAATGAAAAATTATCTTATAGATAATGTATTTGTTAATGTTGGAGCGAACGCAAGAATAACACAACAACAATCTTCTGGCTTGAGTGGATCCACATTTGAAATTGGAAATTATTTCAATTATAATAATTATGACATATTTGTGGATAAAAATTCATTGAATTTTAAATTGACAGAAAGAGGGCTGAATTTAATTCGCGGTGATGTTCCCGACTTCGCAGACATACCATTTGAAGAAATACCTGTATTATAAAGAAAAACCCCGCCTTGCGGCGGGGTTTTTTTTGTTCTTCCCAAGCTGAATGTTTACTTATTCCAAGGAAGCTTAGCGTTGACCCATTTCCAGAGAGCAGGACCGATTGCGGCACCTGCAGCGAAAACGAGGGCGGTATAGAAAAACTTACCGAGAGTGTCTGCGAAGAAAAAGTCCATATCTTGCTCCTTTTATGATCTCTTGTATCTAAGAGTTCTGGTTATCTTGTCGTATTCTCTCTCAAGACCGGCTGGGCGGAGATTCTGAATCACGGAAGTGTAAGTGAAACCATCTGCTGTTTGACCCATTGCATTGGTGATGGGGGATTTGGTTGGAATATTTACAACCGCTTGTTCTTTGGTTGCCTTTGTAGAGAAAATGACTGATCCTACGTTCGAGGGACCGTTCATTTCAATTTTTCCGACACCAAACCCAGCAGTGGCTGCAGTGAAGAATGTGACTCCTCGGATGCCTTGGAATCCTTCAATCAAAATATTTTCTGCAGTCAAAGATTTAGTCTTCAGAGAACCTCTTTCGACTTCTATTTCTGTCCATTCACCAGATGCAAAGAATGTCGCGGTTTGACCGTCCATCAATGCAATTGAATATGCACTTGCCGGAATGTTGTTGATTGAAATTTCTGCATTATTCTTGTCTGTTCCGATAAAAAGTTTATTGACTTTGAGATTCAATCCGCCGGTGATTGATCCGAAAGAATAACCAAGTTGAGTCAGATCTGTGGTATTGGGTAGAGTAGCTCCGTATCCACGCTCTACAAAAACAGTCATATCAGTTGCTGCATCGGCATCTCCAGAATTATAACCAATCCAGACACCTCCAGACAAACCCCCAACTAAACAACATGCAATTGCCGTTGCTCCGAAAATAACGGTGTCTCCTCCTTTAGGGAAAACTGTTGCCGGAACACTGGAAGTCAGTGAAGTACGCCAATTTGCGGTATTTCCCCATTCGTAACCAGTTGGACCGACTGCAGTAAGACCTCTCCAGAAATAAGTAGCCATTTAAGTATCTCCTTGTTAGATATGATTATTTATGTATTTGTCAAATCTACAAGTTCGCATTTGTCGCCACTGCATGCAAAGGTTTGCGTTCCTTTTGTAGAATCCGACTTTTCATAATTAAAAAGCTGCTTCCAATCCACATTTTGAGGCATTTTATTCAACAAAGCTTCATATTCTTCCTTTGTACAGTCCTGATATGGGGCTTGACGATAGCTGTGATCAGAATGGGGTAGAAAAGAAATACCACTGATCTCGTCAAAATGCTCATACACCCAAGCACCCACTTCCATCCATTCATGCTCTCTGACCGTGACAGTAATAGATGGCTTGTGCTCACACCAGTGGCGTTGGTAAGTCAACCAAAGTTCCAGTTGCTCGATTGCGTCCATGTCATTTCGTGTGACAGAACCCACTGCCTTCATTGGGAATGAGAATACCATGACGCTATCTGGCTTCATGACACAGGGCTCATGAGGGAAACCAAGATCAATCATCATCTTGCAGAGAGGATCCTTTTGGTCTGCACGCACGGTACGAATGTAGTATTCGTTGTGACGAGCGTGAATACCAGAAGCGGCATCCACAAGTTGTGACACCGTTCCACTGGGTTTGACACATGTTATGGCGGCAGCCTGATTAATCTTGATCTTCTTTGCCCATTCTTTGTTGGTATCAATAGAAATCTGACGCAAGCCACCAAGCAATTTTTCAAGGTGTTCATTCCCACCATACATCATTGGATTGTCCATGATGCCAGTCAAGGAAACACCAAGCAGAGCTTCTTCTTCACAGTTCTTCTTCCATTCTGATGAAAGATATGGGAAATGAGTCAATGATGCTTGGAAAGTCCCGAGAACGCTGGCAAGTCGAACTTTTCGTTGCAGACTCTCAACGGTATCTTCCGGACGAACCACGACTTCAGTGAGATTGCAGAACTCACGATCTCGCAGGATGATCTCTGAGCACGGGTTGGTCCCAAACTCGTATGATGCGTCACGACGCTCACCCAGACGCTCCACTGTCTTACGGGTAGCCTCACGGTTGAAGATACCACGCTCACCGCTCTTGCTCTTGTAGAGAGACAGCCACTCTTCCATGAATGTTCCAATCTCTGGCTTTTCCTTGTAAGCTACCGAGTTATTTGCAAGGGCGCGTTGTGGATTCGCTTCCCACCATGCACCACTCTTAGCTTCCCGCATTCTTTCGTCGGTAAGGTTAGATAGAGAAATAAGAGCCGATCTACGCACTCCTCCGACCACGACAATCTCTGCAACTTTACAAACGATATCGTGGCACTCGATTGAAGTGAGCTTTCGTCCTGCTGCTCGTTTAAAAGTATCGCAGGTGAATTTGAAAAGATCCTCAAGAGGTCTTGGCCCTGAAGCCCTACCACCAAAGGTTTTGAGCCTTGCACCAGCAGGGCGTACCTTAGAGATGTCCCATTTAGGAATCTGACCTCCAACGAGAAGGGATACAAGTTCCTTGAAAGCCTTAGCCCAGCCAGCCTTAGAGTCATCCACAACGATTGTCGTATCGCTTTGGCTGAAATGTTCAGCGATTGTAGGAAGCTTCTCGACATATTGGCGTTCCACCGAGAAACCGACCCCGGTTCCACACATGAGGATATATAGAATTTCATCGAAAGCACGCAGACGATTTACAGCGACATAAGAACAATTATAACCGGCGGTATTGTCACGACGAAGTGCTTCTCCTGAAGTCATGAGAGCACGCATTGAAGGCATTATCTCAAGGTTGAGAACAGCATCTTCTAGTTCCTTACGAAGAGCTTTGGTAAGATGATAACCTTGATTCTCTTGAAGGTGATTCTCAAAGAAATCAAAATATCTGCCAACCGTCTCCTTCCAAGTTTCGCGTCTGTTTTCCTTTTCAAGCCATCTTGAGTATCTTGAAAGATGGATAAAATCTTGGTACAAAGTTGGTAATGACATATATTCAATCTCCTTTATGATTAAGACAAGTTGTATTTATTTTGCTGTTAGAACCTTCCAGGATTCTGGAAACAGTTCTGAAATAATATTGGATATAGCGGTAGAATATTCACGAACTTCCCATTGTGCATGGGGATCTGAACGGAGTTTACAGACTCTCGCGTAGGCGGCTAGGGAGCCTGTCCAGAACCATTCTGTGTATGTACCCTGTGGGAGGACGAACCGAGCCTGCTCAGGTGCCACGCCCTTTGCCAGAAGGCTACGGTAGATCCCAAGAGCATGTTCAGTAGCAGAATCGTAACCCAAATTACAATAGTTATAGTTGTCATTGTACTCCATAAAATCATCGGAACCCTGCTTGGCTCCGTTAGTGGGCTTGTCTCTCCACCGGGGATTATAGACTTCCGGTTCTTCGGTCACATAACGACGGGAAATCTCGTTCTCCACAAATCCCACTTTTGATTTAAAGAGCTGGGTTCGAATTGAAATTGGTGCCTTGATGCGAAGGCAAATCTGGGGATGTGCAAAAGGTGTCCAGTGTTGGTGCTTTGCAAGATAAGAGATGAGTTTCTTATCCTTTTCCTTCAGCCTGAAATTGTATCTGTGTTCGATTACGGATCGACTATCAACATCAATCTCTTCTTTGATGTCGAAGTCAAATTCTGATTCCTTGGCGAAAGACACGCGAGCGGCATTGACCACCAAGAGATCCGATCCCATGTGGTCAACATACTCAACATGCCCCTTGTCAAGTACCGGTATCTTCGTTTTTGTCAGATTCGTCGTCATAATATAAAAACTTCACATTCTCTGTTTCTGCAAAAGACTTTGCATAATCAATTGCCATTTTCCATAATTGCGGATCTCGTTCTTTCACATAAGTGGAGAACAATGACATGAAGTCAAGAAGGGCATCAGCCAGTTCGTCGCCCGTCTCTTCATCTAATGGCTCTTCGTCTGGTCCTTCGTTTTCTTCCATTGGGTCATCCTCAGTTTCGCTTCCATACCAGTGAATGAATATGTGCGAAGCATATCCATTATACCAGAAATCTTCATCCCAGACAAGACCATCTCGTTGATATCCTTGTGACGAATGCAGGAAGGCAGGATCGTGACCCTATGGCCCTGATCAATCAACTTTTCCATCGCAAAGCAAACATTGCTGTTTCTTGGCTCATTGTCCAGAACGAATATCAGTTCCTTATCCTTCAGGGTTGAAGGTACTTTATCTATGGTGGACAAGCCAGTTGAAGCAACACAATTAGACAAAAAAAGCGAGTCAATTGGACCCTCTACGACGAACACAGGACCTTCCAGTTTTCTCCACAATCCATACCATTTGTCGGAATCTTCTGACGCACGAACAGTGATGTAACGGACTTCTGCATTCTTGTCCAATGCTCTACCCTGTGCTGCAATGATATTTCCTTCTGCATCATAAAAAGGAATCACGAATCTCGCTTCCTTCTTGACTTTTGCATTCGGATCTATGGTCTTTGCAAATTGCGCAAAGTCTTCTGCATAAAGAAGTTCATCCCACTTTTCAACCGGAATCATTCTTCGGTCTGCAAATCTCACGGCTTCGTTGCTCTTGGGTAAATCTGACAGTTTAGGAAGGACAGATTCCTTGGAAACTGTCCTTATAGGAAGG